ATTAAGCGGATAAAAGATAGAATTATGATTTTTGAAATAATAACTTAGCGGAATCAAACGGAATTATGCGGATTACAATTATTCTTTTCGAGCATGAGAAGCATATTAATTGCAACCTTATGAAATTAAAAGATTATTTCATTGATGGTGTTGAAGATACCCGTTAGCGTACCCGTTTGGTGGGCAGTAGAATAAATAAAGCCCCTTGGGATAGGGGCATTTTAACAGTTATAGCAGTCGGATTAAATAAACAATTACTCATCCGGTGTTTTTAGGCTCTCAACCACACGCTTGACATATGACGCATACCAGAATGTGGTTCGCTTGCCATCAGTATGCGGCTTTTCAATTTCCCCTAACTGGATGCGTTTATAGAATTTGGTCTTTTTGCACTTAAGCAATTCCATAAACTCTTTTGGAGTAATTCGGTAATCAATTTCTAAATTCTGTGCTGCACTCATCATTCACCTCTCAATGCCTAGACTGAGCAATAACTTGCCTGTAGGCAGTCACTTGCTGCTCAAGTAAAACCAATGCCGCTTCTGCACCAAAATGTCCTGCAAGTTGTGAGTTCATAAAAGCAACTGTGCCCATGTATAGTTGCGCGGTCTGTTGCTGGTCAGCCTTAATAGATTCAGCAAACTGTAAAATCATGTTTTGCATCATTGCTGCCAGTTCTTGCGGTGCCTGCTTTAAATCAGTGCTAATTTCAATGCGCTTTTCCATCACTTCCTCCAATCCATCCAGTTGACCAGACTCCGCCGACGTGTATAACGCTGGCGCTTAATCGTAATGCGCCGTTTCATGTCGGCTCCTGTGCTGCTTTAAGCACTTCAATAAATAAGCTTCCAGCAAAAGAATTTTCTACCGTGTAGTGCTCCAGCAAGAAATTAATCGCATCCTGTAGCTCTGCTGGTGCTGGAATTTTCTCTTTGGCACATTCACTTGCGCCGTGGATTGCCAACTTTTGCAAAGCGCCACAAGCTTTATAGAAAAGAATTTCGCTCATCATCCAATCCTCTAAATTCCCGTATCGCCGCAGACGGGTGGCTGCACTCATGAACAATTCGGCTACGCATTACACCTTCCTGACTACTCTTTGCTTGCCTGCGCCAACAGGGGCGTGTGGTTAGAATCCCACTTTCATCATTTCCCGATACGTTACCCGGGGTACAAGTCACTTACCGTATGCTGTGACTGAGCCAGCTTGCCAACTTTAAAAGCTGGCTTCCTTGCTGTGCGGGGCGGTTAAATTCGCATTGGCATAACAACAACATTAAATTCAGAGCCACCAGCAGCAAAGATAGCTGATGCAGCATGGTTGCCATTGGTTCTTATTCCGGTAAGCTGTTTGCCCAGTATTTTTGCAATCTTGTGCAGGTCTATAAGATATTTGACGTTAATGATTGATTCGCTATCAGTAAGGTCATCAGGTTTTGGTATTACTCGCCGCCAGTCCGGATAGGCGCCATCAATTGGATTGATACCCATTTCAAACCAGTTGCAATCAGAGAACCAATGCTTGCCAGATTTTATAAGCGTGATCTGTTTATCCCGACCTCTCGAACGCAAGTAGTCTTTGTTGCTGAGAAGCATTTCAAAAACTTGGCGCGGGATGATGTCATTTACTACTTCATCATCAGCAAAGCCTTCATGCTCAATCTTGCAATAGGCAAGGCGGTGACCATCGGTTGATGCTAAGTTGCATTCACCATTTTGAATAACTACATTGATACCTGTTAAGTAGTACCGAACATCCAGAGTGGCAGCAGTAATCAGCAATGCTTTTGCTACCGAAACTGGAATGTGTATTTTTTTATCATTCATCATATTTCCCTCGTTACGCTGCCATATCCAGCATGCGGTTAATTACATTCTGTGCATCGGCTTCGTTGTCAAAATGACGTGACAGCACAAAACGCCAAGCTACTCCAAATGCGTTCTTATAAAACTCGTTGAATTCGGTTTGACCCATTGTTGCGAAGTTGATTGACTTAGGACGTTTCTCTAAATCACCATTGGGCAGGCGGACTACATCAAAGTAACCGCACTCATTTTTAAGCCACTTGTGAATCTCTAATGTGCTGGCCGGAATAGGGTTAATCAGCTTGGCAGCACGACGATTGCTCAAGTCCTGCAAATAATCCTGCTGCAATGCCTGCGATTGCTCATCTGTCAGCTTGATGCCTTTACGCTGCAAGTAGGTGCAGAACGAAGCAGCCGTATTGACCTCAACACGATTAACAAGCCCGGTTTGCGGTTCCCAATAGTCCTTAACCAATCCAATCAAGCCGCCAAAATACAGCTTGTGATGCTGTAAGCTGCGGTCATTGTTCTTGGGCTTAACGCACTCAGTCTTAACGGCCTGACCAATCTTGTAAGTCGCACGCATCAGGGCATGATCATGCTCAGTAGCTGGAACCAGCGCATGGCCATTGCAGATCATCATTAGCTCTTGCATGGCTTAGTCCTCAACTCCGAAACACGATGATCAATACGCGCCATGTTTAGGTAGAGTGGCGTATAGTCAGGGTTCGGCTCATGGCTATATTTATGATTCATGATTGCCATTACGCCGCGCTTTACTAGCACAAGGTTTTCAAGGCTGCAATTGAGCTTATCCCCATCCTTAAATGCAATAATGTGACCTTTAGGTATAGCGCCGTTTACCTTTTCCCAAACATAATGGTGTTTTAAGACCATACGTCGATGACCTTCAACTTTGGCATAAACATAGCCATCCCTATCTATTCGTTCATGTCCAACTGGCTTTGCGGTGGCTGGGATATTCCCTTTCTTGAAGGTAGACTTTGGACTGACTTGAAGGCCTTTCATGCCTTTATTCCAAGTTTTCATACCTTTTGCGAAGCAACCAGTACGGCCAGTTTTCCAGCCTTTGCGGGTACAAAGACCCTTGATCTGGTCATAAGTAAATGCAGTCCCAAATTGCTGATTAACCAGTGCTGTTAAAGCATGCCGCTCCATTTCCTTATGCTGTTCAATAAACTCAAGCTGTGCTGCTGTATACTGAATATAAAAACCTTTAGGCATCTTGTTTAGCTCCTATCATGGCTGGCAGGCTCACCACTCCTTTTTGATAGTCAACCCTGAACTTTTCTGCATCCATAGCAAGTCTGGCATTTTCTATGATCTGAGCTGCTACGCCTGTCATAGCCTTTGAGCGGCCTAACTCATTCTGCAATGCTTCACCTGATAATGTTTCATCACCAAGACGCTCAAGTTGTGCGAATAGGTGATCATTTAAGTCGATTAATTTGTTTCTCATCCCAATCTCCTAAGCCTGAGCCATTTCATTACGGACAATTGGCTTCCAGACCCGTGCAAACTCTGCCAAGTCATAAGCCACTTCCCTGACTTCTTCTGCCATGCCCTTATAGGCAAACTGCTCTAAAACATGGTATTTCTTGATCAGGATTTCATATAAACCGTGTTCATTGGGTACTGCTGGCAATCCGGCATGTTCAAACACCTGATAGGCAAAATGACACTTCTTGCGCATTGCCAGATAAGCACGCCATTGCAGGGAATCCATGTAACGGTCTTGGTCAAACTGGGCTGTCAACTTATGGTCAATCACTTTAAATGCGGTTTCAGCATCAATCTTGCCGACCAATACGACACCGGGCAGAATTTCCCATTCATACTTGCGCTCACGGACTGAGCCGAGTTCCAGTGTGCCGTTTAGGTCATTGGGCAGGGTAAACTTGTAATTATCCTGTATGAGCTGAATAAGGCCATTTTCAAGGATGTTATGAAACGCAGTTCCGGCAGCCATAGCAGGGGATTGTTTAAACTCGCCAAATAGCTGTTGTGCCAGTTCCTCGCTAGTGACTTCATCGTTCTGCATGCCAGACACATAAGTGTCCAGCATGGTGACGGATAGGCGGATAGGGGTCATAGGTCACCGCCTTGCTTTTTATCTAAAAGTTCAAGGCCACCAACCAACATAACTAGCCCAAAAAGAACAATCAAAAAGCAAAAAAATACAAATTCATAAGCTCCCATTGCTTTGCTCCTCATGACAAATACATGCAGGGCAAACCCAACCATCTTTTCTTTTCTGCCAGCCTGCCCAAGCCGCTGATTCAAGTAATTCAGCTACACCAGCCGATACAGCAGATTTTGTATTGCCATACATTTCCATCGGCCCATAGTTATCATCTGATAAGCACCTATTGCTAGTTCGGCCAGCGCCACGCCTATCACAGCGCAATTCCATCCAGAAGCTCATAAGTCAGCCTCCTTAGCCACAAACACCTTGCCAGCCTTATCCCAGTTAAAGCCCAGTCCGTTTGCCATACTGACTACGGATTCCCACATTTCGCGCACATAGGGGTGTGACTTGTTCAGCTTGGCCTGCATACCCTGTAGCGTTTCAATGGACTCAGCAGCCATACATTCAGCGCGCCAGTCATTCAATTCACCCATGGCTTGTGCCTGTGATTCGCTCAATGAATTAATATGGGTTTTGGCTTGCTCGATAATGCCTGCCAGAGTGTCCGGCACATTGTCCAGATTGGGTAGGGAAATATTGCCGATAGCACCGGAATCCTTGGCATGGTGACTGGCAGATGGAGCAAAGCTAATCAGTTTCTCAGCGCCATCGCGGCCTTGAATCGTGGTCATATACCCCATCATATCGGCCACTTTGTAGGCTTCTTTTTTACTGCCGCCGACCATATCGGGGCGAATAATCAGGTCATCGCCTTTCTTATCTTCGGCAGAGTGAGCCAGTAGCACCACGTCCTTACCAAATGAACGCAGGATGTTCAGCCAGCCTGTGAAACGCTTATTGAGCGTGCCATAGCCTTGAATGGATAGCTCCTTACTGTTCTTGCGGCAGTTCTTCTGGTCTTTCACCAAGTCCGCAATAATTACATCCAGCATTCGGCCAGCAGTATCAATGATGATGGTGTCGTAACCTGCAAGGTCACTGGCTTCAATAGTGGCAACATCAGCCCATGTCTTAACTGGGACGGTATCCTTACGAAACTTGCCAGCCCGGTGAGCACCTGCATCAAAGTCAAACAGGATGGGATTCTTGGCACTAAAGGCCAGTGAGGTTTTGCCGATGCCCGGATCGCCATAAATAAAGACAATTAGGTTCTCAACGCGCATGGGCTCAGCAGCAGTAACGATTCTTAAGGCCATTCTCTGGTACTCCTCAGACTTAGGCGGATTATTTGTGCTTTGCCAATTCACGCAAATAAGCGCGGTAGGTTTGGCGGCTGGGGAAATCTTCACGGGGTTTGCCGGGCTTGGCTGGCTCAACTTCTACATTGCGCACATAGCCGGATGACTTGCCTTCCATGCGGTCAATACTTTGCAGCATGGCAATTGCAATTGCGGCACTATGTAAACTCAATAATCTGCTCATCACTCACCCCTTAAACGAATGCTTGTCTAAAAATGCAAACATATCGTCCAGTTCATCAGGCTCGGCATTCTTTGCTGCTGTGCGCTCCTGATACTCAACCTGATGTTCAATGGCCTGAATGAATTGCTGCATTTCCCATGCGTTTTCATTGGCAAATGCGCTAGTTACATCAATCTCCAGACCATCCATGCACCACACGCAAATTTTGCTAATCTTGGTGCAGGCCTCAACATCACGCTTACCAGTGCTGATGCCTTCGGGGTTTTCAATGTCGTACCACTCGGTTGTGGTAGCGTGTTCAATAATGAATGTGGCTTGACCAATGGCCAGTTCCGCCTTATCCATGGTGCAGCACAGGACTTCAACCAGTTGGCTATTTAAAGCACTTGGATTAAATTGCATGTTCATATCAGCCACCCATTACCCAAACGATTAAAATGATTACTGTCATCAGCACTGCAAAACCCTTGATGTCGCCTGCTGACTCAGCCCGTTTCTCACACTCCCTTGCAATGTCCATGTCATTCACCTTGCTTAGCCGTGAATGAGAGTAGGGCGCGTGCGTGTAGCTCTGCTGCTTCCTGGGTTAAATGCACAGCACCGTTCCTTAGGCGAATTCTGTGAAATTTATTGGAATCCCAATTGTCTGCCCCATATCCATGCTCGCATGCATGGTTGACATACCAATACTCGCAGCCACTGTCCAATGGCTTACGAACAGGCTCAGGGACTTCAAAACCATTGATGTTGATAGTCTTTGGCTTGATGCGGAATTCATTCATATCGCTTTCAAAAGCACTGAGAGAGGCAGTTTTAGGGACATCTCGCCAGCAAGAGCCATGTTCATCACGCTTCACTTCAACTTCCTGACCATCTGCCCAAGCCTTTAAATACTCGGCATGCAATACTGGCTTGCCCATGATCAACCCCCAACAAACCAGCTAGCCACAGCAGCTACACCAAACCCCACAACCATGCTGCTAAGGCTCACACGGTTATAGACACGTTCAATCATGCCCGGCTGACGAATCAGCTTAGGTGTTGCATGAACCAGCTTGCCGGATGCACCGGACTTGCGGGGGAGAGGCATTGTTTGAGTTTTCATCTTGTTTGCTCATGTTGTTGGGCATGAGTTAAGAATACTTTACCTTTTATATAAAGTAAAGACAGCTTTACTATTATTTTGCATTTATTTTACTTTTCTTTACTTTTAAATTTTGGAGGACAAACAAAAACCCGCACAGGGCGGGCTAAACTTGGTTCGCATCATGTTAGTGTTTTCTTGTGCGCTTGCGCTTTGAGCCACCAATTGGCCTAAAACCATCAACCACAATACCTATAAGCCTTGTATCTTCGTCAAACTCAATAATATTAGGCTTCCAGTCTGGATTGAGTGCCTGCAAATATTTACGCCCATTGTTCTCAATGATTAACTTTTTAAAGGTTTCACCCTCATAGTTATGAATAACAATAATGTCACCAGAAACTAATTCATCTGGATAAATAGTGGGATCAACCTGAATAAAGTCCCCTTCTTGATACTTTGGAAAGTTACTAATCCCTTTCACTTCCAAGTAAAAACATTTATCGCAATCATCATCACTCAAAGCTGGATACCACTCCTTAATATCAGTCACTTCAACCGGGCCAGCACTTGTCAAGTTTCCAGCCTGAACCCAAGATAAAACAGGCAACATTCTTACATTATTAATTCGCTGAGCGTTGCTCTGATTTGCAGCTTTAACATCCTGGTTTAAAGCCATGGGTGCTTTTTCGCCAGCCAACCACATTGGGTTTACATCTAGGTACTCGGCAGCCTTCAGGAGTAATGGGCCATCAATTGTTTGCGTGGGGCCATTAAACCAATAACCAACAGTTTGCTTCGATGTATCGCACTGCCTAGCAATTTCGGCTTTAGTAACAATCTTGCCTAGTTGTTTAGCGTGTGTCGCGGCCTGCGCCATTCGCTCCTGAAGCGTACTCATCTTAAGAATAATCCGAAAATAGTAAAGCTAGCTTAACCGTTAATTAGTAAATTGTACTTGTCTTTTATGGGTCAAGTATGCTTTACTAAAGGTATTAAGCAGTAAAAGGTTTTTAACTATGCAAATTCTCATGAAAAAAGAAGATGCGCTTAAAACATTCAAAAGCCCATCAGGAATTGCAAAGGCTATTGGTGTGACAAAGCAGGCTGTTAGCCAGTGGGGCGACACAGTGCCAGAAGCATCTGCTTTGAAGCTTTTGCGAGTTAATCCAAGCATTCCCCACACTGAAACAAAACAAGCCACCGCTTAACCCAACCATTTTATTTACCCGGAAAAGAACATGAGCACATCTTCTCTCGTACTCAGTCCAATGTCAGCAAACGCGTTAAGCATGGTTTTGACTGGTCTTGAAAATGCGAAGCAGGCCAACATTGCCAGCCAGCTCAATCTGGACGCTGGCACGCTGTCAAAGTTAATCAACACCAAGCGCAGCAATGGATTGAGCGACCTTGAAAGCTTTTTGGTGATGCTGGAATTGCTTGGATTGAAGATCGTAGACGGTAACGATGTTTATTGTTCTCAGGAAGTGGCAGAGGCAACTCGCGTGTATTTACGCAATGCCTTTAACTCACCTGACTACATGCGGATTTTATTCAAATAAACAAAAAGCCCCATCAGGCAACTGACGGGGCTTTCGTGCTTGTGGTGACACACAAGCGAATAAGTCGAAGCAGGGAAATTAAACCATGAATCAATTATGCAAACAAGTGGCAACAGTAACTGGTCATGACTGCGCACTAAAACGCCTTGAGAGTGATGCACTGGCAGCTCAGGTCGCTGAACATCTAGCCCATGGCGGCACAGTGACTGTGGTTCCCGGCTATGCGCCTAAGCCTCGCCCAGTCAGCTACATGTCCAAGAACGTGCAGCAGAGTATTACCAAGAAAGATGAAAAGACCCGCCAGATGAAAGTGCTTGAGCTGGTGAAAAAGGGTTTATCCAACTCAGGCGATATTGCCAACGCACTCAAGATTGACGTGAAAGAGGCCAATAGCACCCTGCGCCAGATTGAGAAAAAAGGACTGGTGAAAGGTGCATTTGTTGGCAATTCCACAGCAAAGGTCTGGAAAGTACCTGGAGAGAAAGCAGCATGAATGCATCCATCTCACAAACCACCAGTCAGAACATGACCGTGCTTAAGCACATCAAAGAGCATGGCTCTATCACATCCATGGATGCCATCAAACAATACAACATAACCCGCCTGGCTGCGCGTATTTGCGATTTAAGGTCAGCAGGCCACCAGATATTTGCCTATCCCGAAAAGAACGCACAGGGCAGCTATCACGCGCGTTATATGTTTAAGAAGGAAGATAGCCATGAGTAAGTCTATTATCCGTGCCGAAAAAAACCGTGACAATCCTTATGTGATGATTGCCCGCCTTGTGTTTGAAGATGAGCGTTTATCCTGGAAAGCCAAGGGTATTATTGGCTACCTGCTATCACGTCCGGACAACTGGCAGGTGAACGTGGCAGACCTGCAAGGACGCAGCACAGATGGCCGTGATTCGTGCTATGCCGGATTAAAGGAACTGGCAGACCATGGCTATATCGAAAAGCGTCAATTGCGCGAAAATGGCAAGCTGGCAGGCTATGAATATGTAGTTTTTGAGACCCCGCGTACTGCTGAAAATCAGTCTATTTCACCTGCTGTTTCCGGCAAACCCGTAAACGGAAATGCCGTATCCGGAAAATCCCCCACTAATAATAAAGAATATAAAATAATAAATGAAAATAATAAAAGGCCATCTGCCGATGACCGTGGCGATTCGTTCAATTCGTTTTGGGCAATCTATCCACGCAAGGTCAAAAAAGACGCTGCACTCAAGGCATGGAACAAGATCGCTAAGTCTGAGTTTAATCCTGAAGCAATCATTGCAGCCCTTCAAAACCAGATCAGGGCAGTGTACGCAAACCGGGCAATGGACAAAATCCCACATGCATCCACATGGCTGAACGGCAAGCAATGGAACGATGAAGTTGCGGGGCAGGCCAATACACAACCAGCCCAGACCGCAAAAACCATCCAGACCTATGAGCCGGATTATTACAAACCAGTCCAGTTGCCTGAAATCAGACTTGAATCTACACCAGAGCAGGCCGCAGCAGCCCGTGAAGCCTACCAGCAGCTTATGCAAGTGATGGGGAGAGCGTAATGGGAAACCTGGCACTAGGGCTTGAGAGCCTCTACAAAATCAGTTTTGAGCAAGCAGTGCTAGCCGCGCTGATGACGATTAACGGCAGTATTGAATCGCTACCAGCCGGATTTGATGGGCATGTATTTTTTGCCGAGCGCCATCAATTGATCTATGCGGCCATCTGCGCACTTGACCGTAAAAACCAGCCCTATGACGCCACCATGGTTTTTGAAGAAATCAAAGACAATGGCACGTTAGAGCTTGCAGGCGGTGAACCGTACTTGCTAAAGCTTCTGGCTGAAAGCCCGTCCAGCCTGTACAACATAGGTGCTTATGCTGACAAACTGATTGATTTGGCAGCACGCAGACAGGCACTCAATGCACTTGATACAGCGCGTTCCCATTTACTCAGCAATCCGGATACTCCAGCGCAAGAGGTGATTGCTGGCGCGGTTGCTGGCGCACTTGAATCATGTGCTGACAATGCAGATAGCGAAGCTGATGTCAAAGAGCTAATGCGCGGATTTATTCATAACATTGAAAATCCTAACCCATTAAAGCGTGGCTATCACACTGGATTTGAGAAACTTACCAATACTTTAAATGGCCTGCGTGCCGGGCAACTGATTGTTGTGGGTGCGCGTCCCGGTCTGGGCAAAACAACACTGGCCATGAACATTGCTGATGGTGTTATGGCTGATACGGGCAAGCAGGTTTTATTTTTCTCAATGGAAATGGAAAAGCCTGAGCTTATGGAACGCTATATGTCCAGTGTAACTGGTGTGCCACTACACAATATACGTTCTGGGCAACTCAGCGATGAACAACGGAGTGAAATCTTCAGAAAGAGTGCGGTCATTTTACAGGAACGCAAACTGACAATTGACGATCAATCCAAGCGCGCACCCCACCAGATCATGCTTACTGCCCGCCGCGCAATGCGCAAAGCTCCTGTTGGCCTGATTGTGGTGGACTATCTGCAATTAATGACCCATCCGGAATATCGAGAAAACCGCTTTCAGGAAATCAGTGCAATCAGCCGTGACTTAAAAGCCATGGCAAAAGACCTGGGCTGCCCCGTGCTGGCACTGGCACAACTTAACCGTGAAGCTGCAAAGCCGGGGGTTAAGCCACGAATTGACCACATGGGTGAGTCTGGACAGATTGAGCGCGACGCGGATGTAATCCTTTTATTGCATCGTGATGAGATTGAGAAAAATGATGATGCGCCACCTGAGCACCTGCCCGGTGAAACAGAGCTGATTATTGCCAAGCACCGCAATGGCCCCAAAGGCACTATTAAGCTCATATTTGAAGCAAGTTGCAGCCGCTACGTTGAAAAAGAAGCGTATGGCGCAGGAGGTCACAATGACTTCTGAGCAACTCATTCATGCCCTATATCTCATCCATGAGCTTGAACAGGTTGAGCTTGAGCGCAAACGCCAGAAAACACCAATGCCGTGGCTGAGTGTGCAGGAAGCTATAGACCTGATTGCCCATAGGCTCACATGGCCAAAAGGCATGGCACTTGATGCCATTAACCATCTCTTGGGGAAAGCCCAGCTTGCCATCCACGAATCAGGCCGCGCTATTCGCCCACTACTAAACCAATATCCTAGTTTAAAGGACTAAGCCAATGAACACTCTAAAAACCGAACGTGAAATTCTAAAAGTTGGTCAAGCAGTTACAGCAACTAAGGACATTGTACAGGGCGCAGATGAGTATTCGCCCGGTGGTATTTATGCAAAAAAAGGAACTGTGCTGATTATCCGGGAAGTCTCTCCTGAAGGTAGATTTTTTCAGTATTACGTTTCCCATGAGCGCGTTCTCGACAACTCTTTTGGGGTCAAAGCCGATGAGATAAAAGCATTGGAGCAAACAGCATGAAACTACAAAACCTGACCTTGCAGCAGTTGAAAGAGATTGTGGATGGTGCGCCAGAGGGGGCAACTCACGTTGTTGATTATGATGGCATAGAGAAATATGACTACTTAAAAGACCCTGATACATGGGTAGCATGGTATGGCTCGCATTGGAATAAGCCCGGATTACTGATTGATTTAAGCGATAAAACAATTATCAAACTATCAAACATTCGCACCCGTATTGCAGAGCTTGAGCCTAAACAAAAATATGACTGGTCAAACGTGCCTGATGTTGTTAATTGGCTGGCGACTGATAAGGATGGTGACTGCGCATGGGGATTTTTGGAAGAGCCTGTAATTGAGCTGGAAGATGGAGAGTGGCGTCCAGTTGCTCCCTATACTGAAATTTATATCAATGGAAGCAATGGGACTGTAGCGGCCTACAAAGGCGACTGGCAGGAATCACTAGAACAGCGAAAATTTAAAATAGGCGACAAGGTTACCTTTATCCGCAATATAGAGCCTTTCCAATGGGGCGCAAAGGAAAAAGTCTATGAAGTGGTTGATGTGGCTGATAATTTGCCGACATCAACCGACCAGAGGGTGTGGCTAGATACCACTGCATCATCCCCGCACCTAAGCCGGAACTTGTGCTTAGCAACAGCTATAGGTCAGTTGGGCATAGAAGATTTGCCTGTTCATGGCGAGCCTATTAGCTCAGAGATAATAACTAATGAGCCTGTTATTGATGGACCACAAACTCAGCTCGACAACGAAGCTGCACTGTTTAATGAGCCTCTGACCGAGTGTGAGCTTATCGCTGATCCCGTCAATCATCCATCGCACTACACATCAGACCCAAGTGGCATTGAGTGCATCCAGATTACCCGTCACCGTAATTTCAATATCGGCAATGCTATTAAATATCTATGGCATGCTGGCCTAAAAGACCAGTCTGCCACAGTCCAGGATCTGCAAAAGGCCATCTGGTACATCAACGACGAGATTGAGCGTTTGAAAGGGGAGCAGGGGGAATGAGTACAGTAGAAATTTACAATGAACCCATTACTGGCCGTCTTTTCGTGGTTGGTGATATTCATGGCTGCTATAGCTTGCTCATGGCCGAACTTGCCAAGCGCGGCTTTGATTTCAATAACGACTTACTAATATCTGTTGGTGATTTGATTGATCGTGGCCTGCAAAACCAAGAGTGTGTCGGATTGATTGGAAAGTCTTGGTTCAAAGCGGTTCGCGGTAATCACGAGCAGTTTTGCATCGAGGGCTTTCTTGATTACAACATAGCTCGCCAACATGTCATGAGCAATAACGGTGGCGCATGGTTCTATCAGTTAAATAATCACATCCAGCAGCAAATTGTTAGCAAATTTCAATCCTTGCCCATTGCCCTTGAGATTAGTTTTAAGGGTAAGAAGTACGGCTTTGTGCATGCCCATGTTGAGCAAAACGACTGGGAAGAATTTAAGGCTGAATTAAATGCTGGTGGCAGTGAATCATATCGCTCGCCAGTAGACATGGCACTTTGGAGCCGTGACCGTGTTTATGCACATTCCAGCGAAAACCAATATCAGGCCATAAAAAATATTGATGAAGTTTACTTGGGGCATACCGTCTTGCCGCGGCCTATGCGTAAGCACAATTGCATCTTTATTGACACAGGGGCTTTCCATACAACGCTGCTGACTGTCATTGAGTTGAAAGGAGAGCAACATGGCGCACCAGTTTCAGTACCACGAGAGGATCAATCCGACACTTGTCCGGGAAGCAATGGAATGGGCAATCAGGGAGAGAAAACCAATGCGTAAATTTGATGTATGGAAATGCGCAGAGTGTGGCAAGGAGGCTCCAGCTACCGCCCATCAAATGCGTAAAACATATTGTTCAATGAGCTGTATGGCTCTTGGTTATTCCAAAAGAATGCAGGGTGACTCTAATCCAAACTTTAAGAGTGCCGCGCTCAAGACCTGTGTGGGCTGCAATAAAGAGTTTAAATCATACAATAAGACACGCAAATATTGTTCACATAAGTGTTATCAGTCAGAAAGAGCCTTATTGCAGGCATCCAAGCCACTCAAAACAAAACAAAAATCAAAAACTGCTAAGGCTACACAAAAGAATTTATCGCCAAAAGTTAAAAATTCAGTAAAGCCCAAAAAGAGCAATTACATACCAAGACCCAGAATTAAGCATATGACAAATTGTGGTCATTGCAATCAAGAGTTCCAATCGTCAAAGAGTCAGGCTCGCAAATTTTGTAGTTATGAATGTTTTTTAGATAGCGGTGGTGCACAAAGAGCAGGAGAAGCAGCAGCTATGGCCAAAAGAGCTTATGGAAACAAGAAAGATGCAAATCACAATGAAATATTTGATGCCTTAAGAAAGATTATTCCAGTGCGTGATTTGAGTGATGCTGGCTGTGGTGTGCCAGATGGAATTGCATGGATTAAGGATGGTTGGCATTTATTTGACGTAAAAAATCTTAAAACCGCCTATGGCCGCCGTGGTTTAAACCCCCGACAAAAACAATGGTCGAATGATTGGCGTGGCGGGGCTGTTTATCTGATCCACGATGTTGATGAAGCGATTTTATTTGCAACAGGCAAGTTTGATCAGCTTAAGAAATTTCCAGAGGAAAACCGGATATGAGAATAAGCATTAGACGCTGGCAGGGTCAAAAGGCGGTGGTTAATTCAGTAGATGCGGCTATTCAAGTGATTGTGAATTTGGGTGAGGGCTGAGTGATGAACCAAGCAGTTAAAATCTGGAATAAAGAAATTAAAGGCCATCTGTTTGCTGTGGGTGATTTGCACGGCTGCTACAACCTGTTAATGCTCAAGCTTCAGCAGATTGGCTTTGACTTTGAAAATGACTTGCTGGTGTCTGTGGGTGACTTGGTAGACCGTGGCATTCAAAACCTTGAGTGTATCGGCTTGCTGGATCAGCCATGGTTTACCGCAGTGCGTGGCAATCATGAGCAACTTTGTATTGATGCGCTGGTGCATCCAGCCTCCAAGCGTTGCCATGTTGGCAATGGCGGTGAATGGTTTTATGAGTTGGATGACCAGCAGCAAGACCAGATCGTCAAGAAGTTTAAGAAGTTGCCCTATGTGCTAGAGATAGATCATAAGGGCGAGAAATTTGGATTTGTCCATGGTCATATTGAGCAGAACGATTGGGAGCAATTCAAGCAGACATTCCAGGATAAAGACAGACAGCGCGGCGCAAAGGATTTGGCAATTTGGGGTCGTGAGCGGTTTGACATGAATCCCAAACATAAGACGGTTACTGGTGTTGATGCGGTAATTATGGGGCATACCGTCACACCAAAGCCGTTTAAGCGTGACAACTGCTATTTCATTGATACAGGCGCAGTCCATTGGGGAACATTGACTGTAATGAGGCTAGGGTAAGGGGAAGGGATATGAGCGTAGCAATTAAAGGCGTAGTGCAGGAAGAAAAGTTTGATGTCATTGATATGCTGGCTCTACTCAATGACCAGCCGCCGGAAATGGGCAAAGGGCGAGGCGGTAGGCCGAAGTACACCAAGGCGGACGTATTGGAAGCTATGGTGGGCTTGCCGGATCATATTGTGCGTTATGCGTACCTGCTGGCTGGTAATCTGCATATTGAGCGTGTGCAGGAAATCATCTATCCGGTTGCTGATGATGAGTTTGATGATGAATCAGGACGGGAAGCACCGAAGCGTAAACGCAAGGAACGTGAAAAACCAGTGGTACTCAATACCCGTGTGCTGATTAAAGATGCTGACTTCTTTCGTGTGCGTAATGTGGTGCGTGTCTTTATCAATGAAGTGCTGAAAACAGACAAGAAACGGCCAAAGGTAGGGGAACTGGACATTATGGCTAAGGGTCTGGCGCAGTGTGCATTGAAGATGCGCTTGTATCGCAACCATTACACGCTAGAGAACGAGATAGTCATGGCTGGGTTTAGTATGGCTAAAAACAATTACGCTAAAACATGGCAGGTTTATCGCGTTCTAGCCACATCTGAACTGATGCTTTGGGAAGATCAGATACGCCTAAAGCTAAAGCAATTGTTTGATTGTTCGACTGCTTGACAGTTGGGTAACGAAATAGTATAAGTATTTCTATAGTGGGCGTTTTATGAATGTATTGCTCACATCAAATTCAAAGGTCGCCTGTGCGGCCTTTTTTGTTGTCACTTATCAGCGTGTCAACACAGATAGGCAAAGTAGAACAATAAGACACTTACACTTGATTTGGGCAATGTTGCCTTTTCAGGAGTAAGTGCAATGTGCACTCCATTAAACGAAAAATCTATTAATGTTTGGGCTGTAGATAGTGTAGGTGTTTTATTTCCTGCAAGGGCCATTTATTCAGTAAAGTCATGCGCTAATGTTCATATAACAAGCATTGACCGCATTGATTTGTGCAGTGGCAAGCGGCTGATAAAGAGAGAGTTTGATACTTTCTTTGATGAATCTGGTCAAGGCTATGATATTCGGGCCAGAAAAACACTATTAGGTTAAATTTAAACAGCATTAAGGCTCACTACGGTGGGCTTTTTTGTTGCCTGAGGAAAGGTTATGGCTTGGCTCAGACAATTTTGTGATTGGTTCAAGTGGTACTACTGGACTTCAACGAAATGCAAGCATGACGAAGGCCGTTGGATTCATTTCAATACAGGCATGAATAAGGCAAGACACTGCAAAAAGTGCGGTAGATGCCTAGAGATTGTTTAATAGTTTCGCCCACTTCGGTGGGTCTTTTTATATGTGAGGTTTGATTATGGCAGCTCCAGTCGGTAATCGGTTTTGGGAGCAGCGTAGCTCTCATGGCCGCAATCCGGCTTTTGAGAATCCAGAACAACTCTGGAGCGCTGCTTGTGAATATTTTGCATGGGTGGAAGAAAACCCGTTAAGTGAAGAAAAGCTATTTGCTTATCAGGGTGAAATTAGTCGTGGAACGATTTATAAGATGCGCCCAATGACTATTCAGGGCTTATGCTTATTTCTGGATATTGGTACATCAACCTGGAGTGACTACAAAAGGCGCGAAGATTTTTCGGCTATCGTAAGTCAGGTTGAATCAGTCATTTATGAGCAGAAGTTTGCCGGTGCTGCTGCTGATTTGTTGAACGCTAATATCATTGCCCGTGAGTTAGGGCTTACTGATAAGTCAGAGCAGAAACACACAGGCTCAGTCGAAGTCACTTCAATTACCAGGCGCATTGTTGATCCTAAAGGCAAAGAGGATGGAACTTGATATTGCGACACCACGCTGGGCTGTACCGTTATTGCAGCCTTCCCGGTACAAGGGAGCACATGGTGGACGTGGTAGTGGTAAATCCCATTTCTTTGCTGAAAGACTGGTAGAAGATTGCGTTGTAAATAAGAACTTGCGGGCAGTCTGTATTCGTGAAGTGCAGAAGTCTATTCGATTCTCCAGTAAGCAGCTTATTGCAGACAAGATCAATGCACTGGGTGTTAGTCACTTATTTGACATTCAGCGTGACTTGATTAAGCGGGTTGGTGGTGAAGGGGTCATTCTTTTTCAGGGGATGCAAGATCACACAGCCGATTCTATTAAGTCGCTAGAGGGCTTTGACCGGGCATGGATTGAAGAAGCACAAAACATTAGTGCAACATCATTAAGGCTGCTAAGGCCAACAATCCGTGGTGATGATTCAGAAATTTGGGCGTCATGGAACCCAAAAAGCAAAGACGATGCCATTGATGTGTTTTTGCGTGGTGAGCTAGCACCATCAAACAGCATTGTGGTTGAAGTCAATGTTGCTGATAACCCATTTGCTACCCAGACATTACTTGATGAGTATGCCGATGACCGTCGCCGTGCAATCAAGATGCAGCAGGCTGGTGATGCGAATGCGTGGAACTTGTTTGAGTGGGTATGGCACGGTGCTTATCTTGAGTTTAGCGAAGCAATTATTTTCTCTGGTCGCTATGTGGTCGATGAGTTTGAGCCACAACCAGACTGGACGGAAGTTTATTACGGCTCTGACTGGGGCTTTGCTCAAGACCCAACCACGCTAAACCGCATGTTTGAGCATGACAACATTCTGTACATTCGGGATGAGGCCCATCAGGTAGGCTGCGAAATTGATCACTTGCCAGACTTGTTTGATAAGGTGCCAGGCGCACGTACTCATGAAATCAGGGCTGATAATTCAAGGCCTGAAACCATCAGCTACATGAAGCGACAGGGCTTTAAGATCAAGGCAGCAGATAAATGGCCGGGTAGTGTTGAGGACGGCATTACTTTTATGAAGAAGTACAAGCAGATTGTCATTCATCCGGACTGCCCAGAAACCGCTAAAGAGTTCAAGGTTTATTCATACAAGGTGAATAAGGCAGGTGATGTGTTGCCAGAGATTCTGGACTTGCACAACCATCACATGGATGGCATTCGCTATGGCCTTCAACCGCTGATCCGTAATAGAAAACGGCAAGCCCCAGCAACTGGCGGCACTCGAACATTTTAGGTAAATTCATGGCTAAAGATAAACAAAAGGCTGCTCGGCAAAAGGCGGTTTCGGGTTCGCTTACCCAGGAATTAGCAACAAGCCAGTTGGTGAAATGGCTTACTCGCGTGCCTGATCTCGATGACGTGCTTAAAAAAGCAGGGGTAAAACGTCACCAGCTCAGTGCATTGCTATTTGATGATGAGATTAGTCAGGCTGTATCTACCCGTGTTGATGCCTTGCTGGCCGTACCATTTCGCTTAAACCCCAGTGAAGGTCCAGCCGCAGATTTTCTGATTGACCAGCTCAATAAATTCATCAAGGGCATGACTCGTGGTGCAGTAAATTCCCGTTTCTATGGTTATAGTGTACTGGAAGCTGTCTATGAGAAAGATGACGAAATAACCAATGAAAATGGCTATCGTGGGTTTAATCGCATCATTGAAAAGCCGATGGAGTGGTTTGAGCCACGGAACAATGGTGAGCTGCGATATTTCCCGGACAGTGGCTTGCATGGTGTGGAAGGCCAGTTGGTAGATCAGGAATACAAGTTTTTCCTGACCGTTAATGAGCCAAACTATAAGCAACCACAAGGGCAGGCACTCTTAAGCCGTTTGTACTGGCCGTGGTATTTCCGCACCAATGGCTGGAAGTTCTGGGCTAAATTCCTTGAGCGTTTCGGTAGCCCCATTCTGGTGGGTAAGACTGCTGGCGAAACCACAGAAATGCGTGATGCCTTGCTTGCTGCTCACGGTAGTGCAGTACTGGGCATTAATGATGATGAAGATGTAACGGCTATTGGTGTTGGTACAGGCAATGCTGGCCAGTCTTTTGTTGCCTTTGATGACGCGCTCACCCGTCGCATTAATAAGCTGGTATTAGGGCAAACCTTAACATCTGGCACTGATGGTAATGGCAGCCGGGCATTGGGTGAAGTGCACAATGAAGTGCGCATGGATAAGCGTGATAGCGATATTCAGCTTGTGTTGCCGACAATCCAGCGTGTCATTGATGCACTGTGCAAGCTAAATGGCTTTGAGCATCACGAAATCACTTTGGCTGATGGCAAAGGGTTGGAAGCTGAACGCGCGAATCGTGACAAGGTGCTGTCAGAAGTCGGAGTGAAATTTACCCGCAAGTATTTTGAAGATCAGTACAATCTGGAAGCTGAATACTTTGAGCTTGAGAGCGACAAGCCAGCACCAGCCAAGACCTTTAGCGCACTGCTGCAACAGAAATTCAGCTTTAAGGCCAGTAGTCAGAAGATTACGCCACAACAGCAGGAAGTGGATAATCTGGCACCAGATAGTTATTCATTACTTGATGTTGACCAGATCAAGTCTATTGTTGCGGATAGCGAAACACCGGAGCAGCTGGCCGAGAAACTGTTTGCAGCTATTCCTGATGCACCGCTTGAGCAGTTTAACGACGTGCTGGCACAGGCTTTATATACGGCTGATGTATTGGGATATAAGCACTCAAGCGAGGGCAACTAATGACCCCGCTCGAACTGGTTGCACTCATGCAGCAGCGCAATATTGTCATGCCGGACGAGTTTTACAGTCTGGATATATTGCAGCGTCAGTATGCGTTTACCGTATCTAAGCTGGCATCCGTTGAGCAGATGCGTTTTGTGTTAAATGCACTGGCTAAATCAGTAAAGGATGGCGGCACGTTTAGCGACTTTAAAAAGCAGATTGCCAAAGACGGTATTAAGCTGCCTGAATCCTATCTGGATAATGTGTTTAGGACTAATGTGCAAAATGCCTACAGTCGTGGTCGCTGGCTAGAGCAGCAGGCGAACAAAGCAGAGCGTCCTTATTTGCAATACCGGGCAATCAATGACAGCCGGGTTAGGCCAACACACTTAAAGCTGGATAAGGTCATTCGGCATATTGATGACGAGTTTTGGCAGACCAACACACCACCAACAGCTTTCCGTTGTAGGTGCTATACACGCTCATTAAGCCTAAAAGATGCCATGGAAGCAGGTATTACCCCAGATGACCGCTTGCCACAGGTGCAACCAGATGCAGGCTGGTCATTTAAACCAAGCCAGCCCCCAGAGCAGCAGATCATTGATTATGCCGAATCTCAGCTAAGTGAAGTGGCCGCAGAGTACCCGGCAGCACGCCAGAGTATTGAAGAAATCCGCCGCTTAATCCGTCAGGAAGGCGATGCAGCACAGGAAACCATTAAGCGACTGGGCTTGACCGCTGCCACACGCCAGACCTTGCCACAAATGGTCGAACAGGCTGTAGCACTGGATGTAAATTTAGATCCTAGCGCTGTGACTATGGTTAATGAGTATGCCAATGGTACTGGCCAGCCACTTGATGACTATATCAATGGCAACAAAAACACAGGCGTTGGCAATCGGGTAATGGACTGGCTAAAACGCTCTTATGATTCCGTTGCCAAGGCAGCCAAACAACTTAAAAAGAAGTTATCCGGCAATCTGGATGCACCAAACTATGTGTTTGGTAAAGGTCAGGTCATTGGCATTAATACACCAGCCTTGTTTCGGCAAGCCACACAAGGCCAGCAGGTTGAGATCATTAACGCGCATGGCCTTGGTATTGACTTATCAAAGCTGGGCAGTGATGGGGTGTTATTACCGCCTGATTTGCGATTAGAGGTCGTTGAAGTGAAAGACGGTGTTGTGGTCATGCAGCCAACAACCAAGGCCGCTACACAGCTATTTACAGCTACTGGTGGGCAGTTGTTTGCCCTGTGAGGTGCTCATATGTGCCGCTTCCTGTTTCCACATTGTTATGTACTGGTCTTTGATGGTGGTGAAGTGCTGTATATGCAGTGCACACGATGTAGTAAGCGAAAGGTGCTAATCGCACATGACTGTAAGCCAATCATAGATCAGAAATGGCTGATTACTGGACAATTTACGCAGGTTTGAAAATTATGATCTTCATTGTCGGATTTATCATGTTCTTGATTGGCTATATGGCTGGTTATGGATTGCTACGCAGTGATGTGGTTAATGGCAAGCCAATAGTAGCTCAAGGCAAAATATATACATGCGCTCAATCCGGTGGTTATCAGCCGATTGGTAATAGCAATCCATCAAATCCATCAAATCCACCGAGGAAACCATAGGAACTAAAAATGCCAAATTCAAATGAAGTTGTAATTAAAATTGAGAATTGCAGTCCTAAGCATACTCAAAGGATCATTGATCTGCTTTCGAATAATCCTAGCTGCCATGTGGCAATAATTCCATCAGAGCCAATTCCAGTAAAGCCTGAAAATAGCTTTAAACATTTTGAGCTTGAAGACAAGCTAAGAACTCTGGACTCATTGGCTGGTGCATTTGCAGCTACTAAAAATAGCCATGTTAATTCGCACATTGAGGCAAAGATCAGTGAGCTATTAGATAGCTTTCAGGAGTAACCATGCCAAAACCACAGTCTAAACATGCACAGAAACCGAGCCTAAACCGCTCGGTTTTTTGTTTTGCGCCAGAGCTACAGGCAGAGCTGGAAAGTGATAGCAGTAAATTCTGCTTTCGTGTTCAGCCGCTTGATGTGGCGCCTGCCGCAGATGACAAAAAGCAGCGCACATTTTCGGGCATTGCTTACTCAGGCGAGCCAATCACAGACCACTGGTACTGGGATCGGGTCATTTTTGACTTGGCAACCATGCAGATTAAAGGGCGTATTCCTGCCTTGCTGGATCACCGCTCTAGTCAGCGTGCAGGTGCCATCAATGAATACAAGATTGATAACACCACTGGACTGTCTGTATCGGGCGTGCTGATGAGTAACGAATTTGGTACTCAGATTGCGCAGGATTCCGACGATGGTTTCCCATGGCAGATGTCAGTACGCATTGAGCCGGGCAGCATTGAAAACGTACAGGCCGATCAGTCAGTGACGGTTAATGGCAAAACCTATCAGGGGCCTATTGCGGTATTCCGTGGTGGGCGCATCCGTGAAGTGTCTTTCTGTGCTTTGGGTGCAGATGACAATACCAACGCTGTGGCAGCAAGCCACAAACCTAAATCTTTTACTCAAGAGGACACTAACGTGACTGAGTTAGAACAGGCAAATGCTCGCATTAAAGAGCTAGAAGGGCAAGTCACTGGCTTGCAGGAACAAAACAAGCAGTTTGCTGCTGCCAAGCGTGAAGCTGAAATTGCAGCACTGGCCAAAGACTTGGGGCTAAAAGAATTTAGCGCTGAGGATAAAGCCGATTATCTGAAACTGGACGATGCTGGTTTTGCATTTGCAGCCAAGCAAGCGCGTGCATTGCATCAGCAGTTTGCAGCCAAGCAGACAACCAAGCCCGGCTTGCCAGCCAATCTGTTTACGGATCAGGCCACTGGTGGTCAGGAGCAGGGCAATAACACACTGGATGGCAAGTTTAATAACTTCGCTGCTTCATACGAAGGGGGTAAATAATCATGGTTCAGACCGTAACTGCAACTATTTCCAGCCAGCAACTCGTTGTTGGTGATGGTGTTCGCACTGAAAACGTCAAACCAACCACCAATACGGCTTACAAGCGCGGCGACCTGATTGCGATTAGCGCCGCCAATGTTGCCACCCATCCAGCCATTAATAGTGGTGTCGTGGGTGCATGGCACGCCATTTGTGCTGTCGATATGACTGCTGCCCAGTCTACCGCACATGTGAATGCCGGCCTAGAAATGCCGATTTATGTGCAAGGCGCGTTTGATGTGGCTGTTGTCACTGTCAATGGCACTGCATTAACCACTGGCCAGTATGACGCGGTTCGCGCTCAGGCCGAAACCAACAAAATTGAATTACGAAAAGTCGTAGGGGGCTGATATGAGCGTAACTTTTGATATTAATGGAGCACCCGTTGAGCTGCTGGATGTTGGCCAACTGGTTGTGCTGAATGATAAGCAGAAGCCTGTTGATATGTGGCTGATTGATCGCTTCTTTGGCACACCACTGTCATTCAATGGGCGCACTGAAGTACCAGTGGGCGAAATTGACACTGTGACCCCGTTAGCGCCATTCGTTAATCCAGGTGTAGCAGCACGCCAAATTAAAACCGTCAGCAGTGGTAAAGTTGGTTTTGTAAAACCTGCCTATCTAAAGCCCAAGGTAACTATCACGCCGACTGATGTGCATGATGCGGCGCTAATTACGCGCCTGCGCCAGGCCGGGATTCTATCCACTGGCTCCAACCGCTTAACTGATGGCGAGCTTCTGTTAATTGACCAGATTCAAAAGTCAAAAACGCTGGTTGATTCCATCAAGAACCGTAAGTTGCTAATGGCGCGCGATTGCCTGCTTTACGCAAAAATGACCTTTGAGTCAGATGATTTCCCAACCTATACCGTGGATTATGAGCGTAGCGCTGCATGTACGTTCACGCCTGCGATTAAATGGGATCAGGCCAACGCAGACCCAACAGCAGATATTGACACCATGATTGCTATTGCGGTGGATGAATCTGGTGTTTCTCCTACATTGGCACTGTCATCTTCCAAGGTATTCAACACCTTGATGACCAATCCTAAGTTTAAAGAGCGCTTTGTGTCGCCTTATGCCGGGGTGGCTGTGCCATTTACACCACAGTTCAATGATCCAACAGCGCCACAATATCGCGGCTCTATTGGCAATCTGCAATTCTGGACTTATGACGGTGTTTATAAGTTTGCGGGCGTAACTGGTCGCTTCATTCCAACCACGTACTTTGGCCTGATTTCTGATGCCAATGGCTACATGGCCCATTGTGCGATCCAGAACCTAAAAGCTTTTGGGCAGGCGCTGGAAGTATTCCTGCATCAGTGGATGGAGAATGATCCAAGCTCTATCCAGATGGTCGCTGAATCCAGTCCGCTGGCCGTTCCCAACAACAAAAACGGTGTCGTTGGTGGCACTGGCTTTGTGTCTTAAGGAGAGCAATCATGGCAGTTATCGCAAAAGTGAGTATTGGCCAGTTTGCACCCGGTGATGCGCTATCCGGCATTGATGATGCTCGCATTAAAGAGCTGATTGAAGCTGGACATGCGATTGACGATGGTACGGACGACAAGCCAGCCAAAGTCGCAGCAAAGTCCAAGCCTGCCGACAAGCCAGCCGGGGAATAAGCCATGTACGCAGCGCGTGACGACCTGATTGCGCGTTTCGGCGTGCAAGCTATTGAATCGCTGGAAAAGACTGTTTCCAAAGTAGTTGATCCGGCGGTATCTGACAAGGCTTTATCAGATGCAACCGAACTGGCAGACAGCTACATTGCTGCCCGTTATGGCCTGCCGCTGTCTGGTACGCCTGAATCACTAAAAGGCTATGTACTGGATATTGCCCGGTACAAGCTGTATGTGAACAAGGCGCCGGATGAGGTGCGGCAGCGTTACGAAGATGCCATGAGTTGGCTCAACCGGGTATCAAGCGGCAAGGTGATCCTGCAATTGCCTGCTAATCCTGATGCTGGCACCGACACCAGCGAGGCGACTAAAAACCGTTCTCGCGTGGCTGTGGGTGTGAGCCATTACGGTGGCGTATTTGGCAAAGAGGTCACCGACCTGATGCCCATGATCCCGCCGGGTGGCTTTGGGGGTTTTGATGGCTGACAAGATCACGGTAACTACCACAGGCGAGCGTCGGGTCGTTGAGTTTATTGATCGCTTGCGTGCTGTTGCTGGTGATACGTCACCGATATGGCGTGAGATTGGCCAGATTCTGTATGACGGCACAATGGAGCGCTTTGACCGGGAGCGTACACCAGAGGGCGCACCGTGGCAGAAGTCATGGCGCGCTTTGCTTCAAGGTGGCAAGACACTACAAAGCACTGGACGCTTGCGTGATTCGATTACCCTGAATGTTCAGGGCAAGAAAATCAGCGTTGGCACCAATGTGAAATATGCACCTGTCATGCAGTTTGGTGCTGTGATTCGTGCCAAGTCTGGCAAATACCTAACCTTTAAAACCCCAATGGGCGGCTGGGCAAAAGTCCAGAGCGTCAAGATTCCTGCACGTCCGTTCCTGGGATTATCTAAGGATGATGAGCAGGCGATTATTTTAGCGATTGAGAGTGAGCTACTCGATGTCAGACCTTGATTACTTTGCGCTTGAGCCAGTGATTGTGGCGCGCATTAAAGAGTGCCTGCCCGAGTTGGCGGATGCAGTTTATACACCATTTAGCGTGGATGAAATGCTGCAACTGGCCAATGATGACATGGCTGTGAGCGTGATTTATGCGGGTGACCGGGTGGGTGACAGTGCCGGGAATGGCCGCGCCAATGCGGTATATCAGCAGTGGCTGGTTGTCCTGTCCATTAATGATCCGGGCGCACAGCTTGAGCAAACCGCGTCATTGCGTGCTATTGCAGCACCGTTGATTGTCAGGTTGCTCAAAGGCTTGCAGGGGTTTAATCCCAATACATCTCCATATAAGCCATTACAGCGCATTGATGCTGGCGTCAGTGTCGGTCATGCGTCCAGCTATGGCTATTTCCCATTCCTTTTTGAATCTCAAATGCTGGTCGTCTAGGAGCCAATACCATGACCAAACAATACAAGGCAGTGCAGCCTGTAGGCCGCGCAGCCCCGGGTGATTTTATCGAAGATTTGCCCGAAGCACAGATTAATCAATTGCTGGCCGATGGTCTGATTAAAGAGCACCAGCCAGCAGAAACCAATACTGAAAGTAAGCCAGCGGTCAAAGCTGAAGGGGTGAAAAAGTGAGCCAATTAATTTCATTGCAAGGCCGGTTCTATCTGGCACCTATTGTTGCTGGTGTAGCAGGCACACCGCGTTATCTGGGCAATGTTCCAGACTTTGAAATTGCCACAGACGCCGACATTCTGGAGCATACAGAATCCACCACTGGCCAGCGTACTGTTGATTTCAGTATGAGCCGCACCAAGTCAGCCACCTTTAAAGGCACGCTTGAAGAGGTGAGCAAGGAAAATCTGGCCTATATCCTGAATGGCAATACATCGACCATTGCTGGGGGTGCTGTGACTGGGAAAGGCCTAGGTACAGTGGTTGCTGGTACTGAGGTGGCATTGGGTGGCTACAATGTTAGTGCTGTCACAATTAAGGACTCAGCATCCGGTACTGCTGCTACGGTTGACCCGTCCAAGTACACGATTGATGCTGCCTTTGGCACTATCACATTTAATGATGTGGCAGGCTACACCATGCCGCTAAAAGCTGACTTTACGGCTGGCACTGCCGAGGTAGTGACCATCAATGACAAGGAAAGTCAGGAGTATGAGCTAACTTTCCGTGGAATTAATACTGTCAACAATGACAAGGTAGAGGTTAAATTGTGGCGCACCAAGAAAGATCCCGGCACAACCTTTCCTTTAATCCATGAGGAGTTTGGATCGTATGAGATTAATGGCCGTGCCTTGTCTGATGCCAGCAAATCCAATGATTCGGCATTAGGGCTGTTTGGCCGTATCGTTAAGATCGCTGCACCAGCCTAACCCACACAAAGCAGGCACAAGCAGGGCGCATCAGCCTTGCGAAGCATTACTTCTCATTTTGTGCCTGCTTCTTAGGACATTCCCATGAACGAATTTGCACTGGGTAGCAATCGCACGATTACCTTGCCACTGGGTGAGCAACTGGTCGAAATCCGACAGGCGGTCATGGCAGAGTTTGACCAGTTTGTTGGCTCAGCACACACTATCAAAACTGCACTCGATGTATTGCCAAAAGATAAAGACCATCAGGCAATCATTAAGGCATTTACCGATCATAAGCATGAAACCATACAACTGTTGGTGTTGCTTACCAACCTTGACGTAAAACAGGTAGGTGAACTAGCCGAAGCCGATCCAGTGAATCTGGCCCAACTGGTTTACGCCATGTATGCACTCAATACCGCATTTTTTGACGAAGCAGTCAAGCCAACACGCAAGTCAGACAACAAGAAAAATACATGGTTTGACGGTTTTCAGTTCCTGATTAGCCAGGGTCATCGGCATAGCGAGATCATGCAATATACCTATGGTGCCTACTTGGGTTACATGGAAGCGGCCAACAAGTCATGCCGTCATAATTTACGGGTGCAGGCGGGGATGATCCGCACAGCCCACCATGCAAATAAGCAGCAAATGGATAAATTTTGCCGAGACTTGGATAAAGATTAGTTTTACTCCCCAATTGTATTGCCATTCAATTTTGATTAAATTGTGGAGAAATATACAAAACGGTAAAACTAATGAAAGGATTATTTTCCACGTTGTTTGCGGGCATGTTTTTAACTGGGGCAGTACACGCGGCGGATCAGAATTTATTTGGAACGGTTGAATATTCTCACCAGACCATAAAATTTGATGATGACATAAAAGCTGATTTTGATGGTGGGACGATTGGGTTTAGCACATCGCCACGACAGCAATACGGTTACTGGGGCAAGTTTGAATATTCAAACAGCAGTAAGACCGATTCCAACTACTACGAAGGAACCTTAGGTATTAATTACAACCTGTTCAATCAGGGTAATTTTTATCTAAACGGTTTAGCCGGCATTGGATATACCCGGATTGAATCTGGCATCACGTCCAGCAACCTGAACTTTATATCAGTACCGCTGGCCGTAGAGGGTGGCTATTCACTCACCCCGAAACTAGATTTGTATGCCAGTGTTGGTTACAAATGGCTATTTGATACAACGGGCCGTGATGGTTATTACGGCAATGGCAAAGTGTCTACAGGCAGCAGCACTGCTAATAATTCCGGTAAGGTACTTTGTAATACTGGTGGCGATAATGGCAGGGGTAAATGGGTTGATGGTTCAGACCCTAGTCTTTGTGCTAATTTTGGTGGTGTCGTTTCCAATCCTGGAAATAAAGTCTTGTGTAATAATGGGACATGGAGTAATAACCCCGATAACCGTACTGACCTTAGCGGCTTTTGCTCCAGCAATGGCGGCGTTTATGAGTCAAAAAGAAGTAGCCTAACCAGCTTAAGGGCTAGATACGGAAACTCAATTAGCCTTGGCGATGCACAAACTCCAGTGTATAAAATTGGCTTGCGGTTTAGTTTTTAAGGAATAAGAAATGGCTAATCAAACAGTTGAATGCTTAAATTGTGGGCATGTTGGGGCAACAAAGCTAAGAGGCAGTACTTTTATTACGCTGATACTGCTACTTTTTTATATTATACCTGGCATCATATATATGGTCTGGCGGCGAGGCGGCGGTGGTGTATGTAGCGCATGTGGCAGTCATAACACTAGATTATATGTGCCAAAGCCAAAAAATCAGCAAATAACTACGAAGGTTGGTAGTTCGTCAGATGTTCAACAGATTCAATGCCCTGATTGCCGCGAATATATTCGCTATGATGCTCGAAAGTGTAAGCATTGCGGCACAATGATAGAGCAATCAAATACCAGCAGCTAAATTAACCCATAATTTAAAGGTCACTTCGGTGGCCTTTTTTGTTGCCTAAATTTTAGTGAGATTAATAAATGGCTGGAAATCTGGATTTTTTATTAAATCTTCGCGCGAATACCACAGGCTTTAATAAAGGCGTGGATGGGGCAAAGTTTGCTGTTAATGCTCTTGTGTCTGCAATGGCTGCGCTGGGCGTTGGTGTCTCACTAAAAGGCTTGGCTGATACTGCTGACCAGTTCACCACGTTGCAAGCCCGGATTAAAGTTGCAGTCGGTGAAACTGGCAACTTTCAGGAAGCCATGGCGGGTGTTTATCGGGTAGCCATTCAAACCAATTCCAATTTAGATTCTACCGCCAGTCTTTTCTCGCAGTTAAATAAAATTGGCAAGGACATGGGTCTAAGCCAACAGCAAGTGCTGAGTGTTACTAAAACTATCAACGAAGCCATAAAGGTCGGCGGTGGATCAGCACAAGCAACTGATGCAGCAATTACCCAGCTTGTTCAGGGCCTTCAACTTGGAATCCTAAATGGCGAAAATTTAGCCAGTGTCATGGAGCAGGCACCTGCTATTGCAGATGCATTAGCTAAGAGCCTTGGTGTAACCACTGGCGAATTGCGCAAGATGGCTGAGAATGGCGAGTTGTCGGCAGAGCGCGTAATTAAGGCGCTACAGCAACAATCTGGAGCTATTCAAGAGCAATACAGCAAGTTCCCTATCACTATCAGTAATGCCCTGCAACGCATCAGTACAGCGTGGACAATGCTGATCGGTGAAATGGACCAAGCCAGCGGGGCCAGTTCCAGCGTTGCAAAAATTCTGGTTTATATTGCTGATAATTTGGGCGAGCTAAAGCGCTTTGTTGATGATGCATCGGAAGGCGTTGGATTCTTTGTTGGTAAACTGCAGGATATTGACCCCGGCACAATTGATGCCTTAAAGACCGCCTTAAATTCAGCTTATGAAGCCATGAAAGAACTGGCTCAAATGGCCGTTGAGGGGTTTGAAATTACTCTTGATGTGCTGGACGAGTTGCTTCAAGGTGTTTTTAGTTTTATGACCACCAGCGAGCAGGCCGCTGAGGGCGTTAGTGGATTCAAGAAAGCGCTTGATGCTATCAATATTGTAATTGGCCTGCTACGTGATGGCTTTGCTGCGATTGGCATTGCAATCCAAGCTTTGACCGGTCTGTTTTACGACATGGCTGGGGTGTGGCTGACTGTACGCTCTAAATTTAGCTGGGGCGATGCTAAGCAACAGTTTATTGCTGATGCTGCCGAAATGGCAGAAAAGGCTGAACAGCACTATGCCAAAGCCCAAGAAAAGTTAATGGGATTTCAGTCTGCCACGCTAGCGGCAGGCTATCAGGCTCAAAAAACACAGGCGCAAATTAATCAGGAGCGTATCGCTGACAATGAAAAAACATTGCAGCAATTGCAGATTGATGAGCAAAAAGCGCTTGCTGATCAAGCTGTCAATAATGAAAAGCGCAAGCAGTTGGAAGTGCAACTGGCAGAGGCTCGTAAGAGCGCCAATCAGGTTGCGATCAATACATTAGTTGCCCAGATTTCTGAACTGGATAAATCAGACGATGCATTTACTAAGGCCAATATTGACCGGCAGGCAGAGCGCCTAAAAGCCGCACAGACTTATGCTAATGAGGCAGTGAAGGCTAACGGCAATGTTTTAGACGCAGCTACCCATCAGCATTTGCTGCAAATGGGTTATTTATCTACACAGACTGACGCACAGAAAAAAGCTGGTGAAGTCACGGTTACGGCGCTGGATGATAGTGCTAAGTCAGCAGAGGGCTTCGGCTTAACAGCTAGTGCCGCTGCTGAACGCGCTGCCAAGGCTTTGGGGGTTGATCTTGATGTTGCCTTGAATAATGTCACCCGTGGCATGAAAGAAGGTGTTACACAGGTTCAAACCATAGCTGCTGGTTTTGATGACCTTAAGAAAAAAGGGACTGATGCATCAGCTTTGCTGGTTGCTGGCATTGATGAGTTAATCAAGAAAGCTAAGAATCAGGCGGATCTGGATGCGTTACGAAACCTCATCAACCAATTAGGCGCTGAAGGTAAACTTTCTGTTGATCAGGTTGCGGTGGCGCTCGGTGATGTGGGCAAGGCGGCAAAAAAAGTACCTGAAGATATTGATACGGCGCGCGGTGCACTGGAGGCCTTGGGTGTTGATGTTGGTAAATTTTCCAGCAAAACCACTGAGGAATTCAATAAGGCCAAAACCAGTGTTTTAAATGTCGCAGAGGGATTTTCTCAGCTAAAAGCCGATGGTATTGATGCTTCAGGTGCCTTGGCTGCATCACTGCAAGAACTGCTCAAAGATGCCAAAAACCAAGCTGAAATTGAGGAAGTCCGCAAGCTGTATATCCAGTTTGGCAATGATGGCAAGCTGTCAGCGCTACAGGTGGCTGAAGGGCTGCGTCAGGCCAATGAGGAGCTAAACAAGGCTGATCCCAATGCGAGCGCATTAGAGCAGGCATTAAAACGGCTGGGGGTTGAAAGTCGTAAAAACCTTGAAATTCGCGCTCAGCAGCTTGAGCAGGATTTACTGGCAGCCAAGATCAGTGGGCAACTTACGGATCAGCAGCTAAAGCAGGCTGAGGAAACGGTTGCCAAAGCGCGTGCAGCAGCGGATGGTGTTGAGTATCACAATAACCGGGTGAGCCAGAGCTATAACCGGGTAAGTGATGCTGCCACAGGTGCAGGCAATGCAGGCGTACGTGCAGCACAGACCACTGCCGAGGCATGGGATAACACGGTCACGTCAATATCCAAAGCAGCAGCCAAGCTGGATGAAATTACCCGCAAACAAGGCAGCATGACCGGTTCAGACTTCCTGAACGGCAATGGCAACTTAAACAAGTCACTCAATGATGCGGGTTTGTTGTCTTATTCCGAGGAGCAGATCAAGCAGAAACTGATCAGCGAGAAGGGCTATGACGCAGATCGTGCTTCACGGGAAGCCAAACGCATATTCAGTGACCAGAGCTGGGCGCGGGGTGGCGTAAGTATTGCCAATGGTCAGTTGGGCATGAGCCAGTCTGGTGATCTCACCAATTACAATTACATCAACAGCCTGTTTGACCGGATGAACAGTGTGATTAGCTCCACCACGTCAAGTAACCAGCCTGAAAAAACAGTCAATGTAAACCTGCAACTTGATGGGAAAACTGTTCCTGCAAGGGTTCCAGCCAGTCAGGAACAAAACTTTCTCGATATGCTGAAACAGGCCAAGAAAGTTAGTTAATTAGCCTTGAACTGACTAAAAAGCGCCCTACATATTTAATTCACAATTAACCTGAGCGAGTGCAGCAAATGTTTGTCAAGAAAGGTGAATTTTATATAAATCTTGATCATGTAATTCTGATCCAAAGGCTAGTAGTAGAGGGCAACCAACCTGCGGCACGTATATGGCACTCCCAGCCCTTGATTCATGATGAGGCAGAAGGGCCAGTGCCGTATGCCGATGCCAAGTTTGAAACTGAAGCAGAGCTTGATGCTTTTATTGAAAAAGTATTAGCTGCATCTAAATCCTAATAGCCAGTCGCCAAAACACCTAACCCGCTCATGTAGCGGGTTTTCTTTTGCCCGAGAATTTTATGAAGCTAAAAAACCTGAGCACACAGGCAGTTTTAACGCTGTCTGATGAGTTGCTATGGACAGATGAGTTCGACTGGTCACCGGTTAAGACCAATGCCAGCTACAGCATGACGGGCGCACTGATTGTCGAGCAAGGCGTGATGCAGGCAGGCCGTCCAATCAGCCTGGAGCAGCCGGACGAAACGATGGGCAAGCTGAAACGCGCCACGGCTTTAACCCTTAAAGACTGGGCAGCAATCAAGGGCCAGCGCTTTGAACTCACCTTTGAGCGTGGCGGCAATCGCACGCATACCGTGATGTTTGACACGGACAAACCCATGACCGCCAAGCCATCCAAGGGCTTTGTTGGACTGAATTCACCAGACGACTGGTACAACGTAAACCTATATTTTATTGAGGTTGTATAAATGACAATCCTTTCCGGTGACATCAAGATCAAGAAATCACAGGTTATGCTGCAAACCAGTGACGGTGGCGGTGCCATGACCAACAATGTGGTGATTGATGGCCAGTCCAATAATATGTTCCGCGACATTGACGAGATTGACCGTGTTTACGGCAAGGTAGATCTTGCCAAAGTGTTTGTGCATGTGGACACCAACAACACAGATAGTGCCTTTCAGGTGCACGCCATTATTAGCAAGATGCCTGCTGATCCGCGTGTATCGGTCAACCTGTTTACCACCAAAGACTGGTTTGACCGCAGGCCATCCCTGCAAAACTACATTGAAAACTATCTGGCCAAGGGTGTGCGCTGGGAAGGACATTTGCTGGAAACCCAGATTGCCGGGCAGCGTGCTATCCAGATCAGTATTGATGAAACCAGCACCGCCATCCCGGCAATCGGACAGACGCTGGTGTTGGTAAATAACGAGGGCTTGCCCACCGAGGTCTATCAGTATGTGCGGGTAACTGAAGTTAGCGTCGTTAAGCGCAACTTTATGTGGGGCGCCACACCCCGGATGCGGCAAGTGGTCACGCTGGGTATCTCTGACCCACTGCGTTATGACTTTATTGGCCAGTCCGTTAACTCATTTTTAAGCAATGATACGCCAATTGGTATTTTGCGTGATACCCGCGTTGCTGACAGTGCCAAATACTATGGGATTTCACCGCTTGCCAATCCGGTAAGCCTAAACAGCGCACAGATTCAGGTTGAAAGCATTTTTAGCCAGATTGTGCCTAGCGCACAGGCCGAAACGCCACTGATTGATCTTGATGCGGCTGGCCAATCCACCACTTTTGTTGAAGCCAACGCCAGTGCCATTAGCCAAAGCATCACTACTACCATCAGTGCGGCACAAAACCTGTTTTTAGGTTCCAGCGTGATGCCAAAAACGGTGTCATTTAGCCTGTTTGGTGTGGCGATTACCGATAGCGGTGGCGAGCTTAAAAACAGCAGTGGCGTCGCAGTTGGCACGATTGACTATGCATCAGGCCTGATTCGCTGGAACAGCAATGCAGGCACAGGCAATGCCACCTTTACCATCAATTACCAGCCTGCTGTTGCTGCATCTAAACCGCAAAGCACCTTTTTACGCACAGTGACTGCTGATAACCGGGGCTACAACTGGACAAATACACTGGTTCCCATTCCAGCACCCGGCACGCTCATTGTGTCCTATACCAGTCAGGGCAAGGTTTATAGCTTGCGTGACAATGGTGCAGGCCAGTTAAAAGGCGCTGACAGTAGCATGGGTAGCGGTACGCTGTCGTATGAGACTGGTACGGTGTTATTGACTACAGGCGCATTGCCCGATGTTGGCACAGCGATTTTATACACCTGGGGCAATAAGCTGTCTTTGTTTGCCCGCGCTGATATGCCAATTGGTAAGGCGTATGTAGACATCCCGCTCGACGGCAAGTTTATTAAAACCGGAACCTTGCTCGTGAGCTGGGTACAGGGTGGAGAGAATAAAACCGCAACCGATGATGGCAATGGCAACCTGATCGGCGATGCCACCGGGGTAGTAAGCTATACCGGACGTGGTGTGCGCCTGATTCCCAGTGTCCTGCCAGCACCCGGCACCATCTTTAATGTGACCGGGCAAACCGGCAATGCACTGACTGCCACGATTACCAACAGTCCGGTCACGAACGGCACAACCAGCTTTACTATTCCAGGCAGTGGCAACCTGCAACCCAACAGTGTCAAGCTCAATGTGCCACTCATCAATGCCAGTGGTGATGCAAGTGGTAACGTGGTGCTGCGTGATAAGCCAACCAATGCCAGCATCGGCACCATGGTTGATGATCAGGGCGTCAATCGTGGCACAATCAACTACAGCACCCGTGAAGTCACCATTACCCCTGTGGGGTCTTACAAGGTCACACAAAAGCAGTATTCATCAGCCATGTATATCGTAAAAGGGGCAGCGTAATTATGGGCTTTTACACCACACCTAGCAGCACCACAACTCAGGTTATTGAAACCGGGCTATACAATAACAGCCCGGTTGATATTGCTGTTGAGTACCGCAACGCTGCTGATGCCTACGATGCGCTCAGTTCAGGCTTTACTGCTGATACGCTAAAACTGGCGCTCAATGACGGCTTTGTGCAGCAAATAGCCGCAGGCTCGGTGCGCTTTAACCTGGGCAACAGCAGCTACACTGACCGTAATGGCACCCTGTATCGTGACATTGACCCAAAAACCGGATCAGGCACTGCCGCTGGCCAGATATTCTATGGCACTGGCAATGTGGAAATCACGGACTGGAATGCCGGGCAATCCAACAATCCGGTGCTGCAATCGCTGGTTACACAGTTTGGCGGCACGCCTGTGAGCGTGGTGGCGTTTCGTACCGCATTAACGCCATTGCGTGTGCAGTCACTGACTATCACCGCCGCGCTGCAAGATGGCACCAGCATTAATGTGTCCGCCAATAGCGCTGGCGTGATTAGCCACCCCAAAGTGACAGGCACTGTGAACTGGGAGCAGGGTATTGTCGAGCTGTACTTTGCCACCAAGACCAAGATTACCAGTGCCAACCGGCCTAACATTGAGGCCAAGGACTGGTACGACGCCAGCATGGAATATACTGAAGGCAGTGACACCTACATCAATGTGCCGAACTGGGTACTGCCAGAAACCATTAAATACAGTGCAGTAGCCTATAGCTATTTGCCACTGTCTGCTGATCTTTTAGGGCTTGATCCAGTGCGCTTGCCATCCGACGGGCGTGTGCCGATTTTCCGTTTGGCTGACGTGATAGTGGTTCATCATACCGCCAGTGAAAACTGGAGCAATCCCGCAATCAATGGCAGTTTAAGCATGGGACGTGGCCGTCTGGCTTATATCAAGCTGTATGACAGCACAGGCAAGGTGGTTGATCCCAATATGTATGACGTTGACCTTGATCTTGGCGAGGTGACGCTGAACAGCAATTACAGTGCTGCTGGGCTTGCACTGCCCTTAATTGCCGAGCACCGCATTGAAGATGCAGCAATGGCGCTGGATGTACAGATTAACGGGACTATCCGGCTCAACAAGCCACTCACCCATAACTTTCCAGCGGGTTCTATGGCCAGTAGTGCATTGATGATGGGCGATATTCAAGGTCGTGCCTTTAATGTGTTTTCTCAGGCCTCATGGACAAATGAATGGTCAGACACACGCATCGGCAACCCCATCAATGCCCAGTACAACGATGCACTATATCCGATTATTACTATCAACCGCGGTGTGATTGAAGAACGCTGGGCGCTAATCTTTACCAGCACCACAGCTTACCGTGTTGTTGGTGAGTATAGCGGTCAGATTGGCACAGGTGACATTAACTATGATTACAGTCCTCAAAACCCAGTAACGCTGGCACCCTACTTTACGATTAAAAAAGAGGGTTGGGGTAGTGGCTGGCCAGTTGGTGCTGTGTTGCGCCTTGAAACCGCAGCAGCCAGTTATCCAGTAGATGTGGCACGTACTATTTTGCAGGGCGAAGGGACGCTTGATGATGATAGTTTCCAGATCCAGATTCGATGCGGTGTAGACCGCTAAACCAATTAAACCAATAGCCGCATTATGCGGCTTTTATTTTGTCTGGGGGTTTTATGGCAACAGATACCGATGTGCAGTTTTTCAGCCACTTAAATGGCTTAACGCTTAGCAATAACTGGGGCGATATGTGCAATTTGCTGGATGCTTGTCTTGTCGACGGTGTGCAACTCACTAGCGTAACTGCAGCCAGCATTGATGCGCAGGGCGACATTCATTTATCACTTTATGCAGCGCATAATTGTTTGTTGTTCCAGGTCATTGAGTTGTCCGGTTTTGCGGATGCTATTGTTGATGGCACAACCAGAACAATTAATGGCAAATACCGAATTAAAGGCACACCGTCTACGACGCAACTGATCTTAAAAGGCAATGTTGTACGGAGCGTGACAGATCCTGCAACAATCAATTTAAGTACTCTTGGTGCTGCAAAACTCGCATCACTGGGCTACGACAAGGTATTCACAGCGCAGTACAAGCGGGTCTACCGTGCTAAAAATCCTAGCGCCCAGCATCCATTTATCCGGATTGATGAAACATTAAGTGGTGAGGGTGGCGGTAACTATAGCTCAACTTACGCCAAGGCGGCGATGGTGGGCTTAATTGAAAATATGACCCATATTGATGATTATGCAGATACAAGCAAGTTGCAATTGCCACTTGATACCACCGATTTTACTAAAAACTGGAAAATCACCGGTACTGGGACTGATGTGACAAGGGGCTGGTGTAAATGGTATTACGCATCAAACTATTACAATGCCAAAGAAACTGATACGCCCGGTGCAGGCAATCGCGGCTTTACCCTCGTTGGCAATCAAGACGCCTTTTACCTACTAAATGCGACCAACCAATCGAATCAAAATATCAAGAAATTAAACAGTTGCGGCCTGCATAGGTCAGCACTGCAAAGTGATGTTGTCCCCAACTGGTTTTTAATGGCTACGGTTAATTATAACCCGGCAGGCGCATCTACTGTTAATTACAATGCTATGGCGTTCAGCCCACTCGGCTATAACGCCATAGCCGCAAAATTCATCACACTAAAATATGACCCGGCTGCAAGACTGTCGAATCACACTTATGCTAACCCTATCGTTCCAGATTACAAAACTGGATATTCCGGGGCATTTGGCGCATCCAATATTCCTGCGCTGGAAGTGCCATTTTATGATGACAATGGCTGGCTAATGGGGACATTGCCGCATGTGCAATATGCCGGGAAATCGCTTAATGCCTATAGCACCACGACCCCAATTTTGGCCGACCAGAGCATGTATGTCCTGGACTCATTGTATGTAAATGCCAATACCGATACTGGTGGCGTGTATTTTTATTTAGGAGAACTGGAATGAAGCCTTGTTTACGAAATGCACAGCATAGTTCCAATTTTCTAGTCGGCAATTACAACACGAATTTTGGCTTCGACAATACAGTGCGCAGCATTGCTGGTAGCGTAGACAAGCAAGGTGTTGATTATAGCAATGCACAGGTATTGATTGCCCGTAAAAGTGATTTCCAGCCGATTGCGGTTCGCAAGCCAGATGCAGCAGGCCATTACAGCATAGATGGATTAAATGCCGACGTACTGTGCTTTGTGATTGCATTTGACCAGAACGAACAAGACAACGCAGTCATTCAAGATAATGTGGTGCCAAAATGATGACATTTAGTGATACGGTAATTGCAGACCGTTTAAAAGCCCTGACCCGTGCGCTGGATGCCAAGGCCACTGGTGGCAAGCTGCTGCTTTATGGCGGCACCCAGCCAGCAGCAGGAGCTAGCACCAGCCAGACTATGCTGTGTGAACTGGTTTTTCCCAAGCCCAGTGCAGGCACTGTGGCCAACAAGATACTAAGCATTAATAACCCAGCCGCTGCCATGGCACTGGCTGATGGTACGGTCACATGGGCGCGGCTGGTTGACGGGGATAATGTCTGGATTGCTGATTGTGATGCAGGGGGGCAAGGCTCTACTGCGGTAGTGCGCATTCAGAATGCTGATGGTGAAGTCTATGCTGGTGGCTCAGTCACTGTAACCCTGGCACAACTCAAAGAGGTTTAACAATGTGGCTAATTACACTCCACCGGATGCCCATAATGTAATACTCAATTTTGATAAACCTTTAACGCCCGTTGATAGCCACAATGTGGTCTTAAATTTTGGTGATGACAGTGAGGGTTTAAGCCTTACATTTACTGCCGAAATTGCCGCGCCACAGCTTGAAATAGTCGCCATTGCTGAACAGTCTGATGATGTAGCAGCCAGTTTTAGTGCTGAAATTGCCAGCCCGGTTTTAACCATTGAAGCCACTGCTGCAATTAGCGCTAAAGCACAGATACTGGCAGAAATACCAGCACCAGTGCTAAGCATTGAAGCTGTTGCCGTATCAGTACCGCCGGTAGATGCTGTATTTTACGCTGAAGTGGCTGCACCGGTTTTAAGTATTACTGCCGACTATGACTTTAATGTCACCCGCTATTTGACTGCTGAATCAGGCATAGCATTTCAAGCCGCAAATCAGCACACATTATTGGCGAGTGATGGCTACCAGAATGCAGACCTGTATCGTGGCCAGCAGGCTCAACACTGGCAACAGTCGCAGGCATTATCGGTTACTGCAAATAGTGATTATCAAAACACAACCCGCCAAACCCATGAGCAGGCGCAAGGCTGGGAAGCAGCAGGCCAGATCAGTGCAACCACAAGTGACAGCTACAGTACTAATCAGCGTGAGCGCAAAGCAAGCCAGCAGCCATGGCAATCAGCGAGTGAGCTAACACAGACTGCAAGCGACAAATACACCAGCCACATCCAGCATAAGCCTAGGCTTAATGACAACTGGCAGGCCGCCGAACAGTTATCACTGGCATTTGGATTTGGCTACGATGCAGCCACATGGATCAGGCTGCTTGACCGCATCGTTTGGGAAAAGTCCCAACATCCAAAAAATGGCCGTAGCATTGATGATGGTGGTGGCATCAAGCCAGAGCCGCCAGACTATGTAGGTACGACTGACCTTAACTTTATTTGCAAGTTAAAGAATGTTGACCCGCATAACGTCATTTTAAATTTTGGTGCGCATCCGTGTCCCGACCAGATCATACCGACAGTACCGGTACAACAGGTTTATTTTATTATGAATGATACAAGCCTTACCCGCGTGAGTGACGGCCAGCCTATTGAGCTGTCTAGTGTGCAAATCGGCATTGACCAGAATAGCTGGTGCTGGTCATTTAGCGCCAAGCTGCCCTTTACTGAACTGGACAAAGTTAAGCCTAATAGTGATGGCTTGATTGAGGTTGAGCTTAATATTAATGGCAACATCTGGCGAATGCTGGTTGAACAATATGACCAAAACCGTGAGTTTGCCAATAGTGATATTTCAATTTCTGGCCGCAGTGTGACCGCCATGCTGGATGCACCACTGGCCAGCACCCGCAGTTATGTACAAACCAGCGCCACCACATCACGTCAGTTAGCTGATAATGAGCTGGCGCGCGTCAGTAGTGATTTGGGCTTTAGCCTGGACTGGAATTTAATCGACAGTCTTGGCTGGTCAATGCCTGCCAATGCATGGAGCTATACCAATTTAACGCCAGTCGCTGCAATCAAGCAGATTGTTGAGGGTGGGGGTGGGTTTTTAAATAGTCACATGAATGACAGGCAATTGCTGGTTAAGCCAGTTTATCCAGTTGCACCATGGCAATGGGCCAATACTGATCCCGACCTGATTTTACCCTATGACATTGTGCTGCGTGAAAGTCTGAAATGGGAAGAAAAGCCCATATATAACGCGGTGTATGTGCAGGGTGAAACGACTGGTGTGCGCGGCTTTGTCAAGCTCACTGGTACAGCAGGCGATTACCAAGCCCCAACGGTGGTTGATGCCATGATTGGGGATGAAGCAGCAGCCCGGCAGCGTGGCATGACTATCCTTGCGGCTGGCGGCAAGCAGGCCCGTGTATCACTTGATTTGCCAATGCATGAAACCATTGGTGTGATTGAACCATCCATGTTGCTCAAAATTACTGGAGATAGTGACTGGTATGGCTTAAGCCGCAGCGTATCGATTAGCTCCAGCATTGCAACAGATGGCAAAATCACGACCCGGCAAACCGTGGAACTAGAGAGGCATTACTAATGGCAATGGGTAATTTTTGGCAACAGTTTAAGGACTTGTTGCCCGATGAGCCGAAGCTGGTTGGCACCATTACAGCCAATTACGGTAACAGTATGTATGGCGTTAGTCTGGTGGGTGGTGGTAGTGTGCAAGCCACATCAAACACTGACCGCCTTATTGGCGACAAGGTGTATATCATAGGCAAAGTCATTGAGGGCAAGGCACCTGACCTGCCTGACGTGGTGATTGAAATCTAATTTTTAGCAAATAAAAGGCTTCCGATTCGGGAGCTTTTTTATTGGGGGTACTATGCCATTACGTGTAATAAAGGGTGATACCTTTGCTCCTGCATTTCGCCGTTTAAATGGGAAAACTCGTGCGCCGATTGACCTCACTGGCAGCACGTTAACTGTTACCGTGCATTCGGCCAACTTTGACTTAAACGTGGTTTTGAGCTGTCAAATCCTGGATCAAGGCATTGCTGAGAATAAAGGCCGTTATGTGACTGAGCCAGTCGATACCAGCACATGGCCAGTGGGTATACTGACCATGAAGCACACCCGTGAATATGCAAGTGCCAAAGCCAGCATTATTGGCAGCATTGTGGTGGAGGCAGGCTGATGTCAGATTTTATCGAAATTTATGATACCGAAATCCTGCTCATTGAAGATGAATCGGGCAGTGTGCTTGAGTATGTGGGCAGTGCCATCATTGTTGGCGGGGCAGTGCAGAAAGTAAATGGGCAGATTGGCGATATTACCCTGACTGCTGCTGACGTCGCTGCTGACCCATTTGGTTCTGCTGATGCAGTACGCACCCAGCTACAGTCACAGATTGATGACAAGGCTGACATTGCAACTGTTAATCAGCAAATTAATGCAATCAATCAACAACTACCCAACCTTGCCACACAAACTTATGTGTTGACTGCGCTTACTCCCAAAGCCAGTATAGCTTATGTGGACAATGCAGTAGCTGCAAAAGCGGACGCACTGGCCACATCACAAGCCTTGGCCACAAAAGCCACCACAGTACAGCTTAATGAAGTCAAGGCGCTGGCCGAAATCAACGAGTTGAAGGTGGGTACTAAAGCTGAGCAATCCAGTGTTGATAATTTATCAGCCACAGTGGCAGCACAGGGGCAAACCCTGCTGACCAAGGCCGATATTGCGGCCCTAACAGCACTTGCCCAACTGGTGGACACCAAGGCAGATCAGTCCTATGTTATTAGCGAGATTGCCCGGATCACTGGCAATGCCCCCGCAGCACTGGACACACTGGCCGAAATTGCCGAGCAACTGGGCAACGATGAAACCCAGATTAATAATTTGCTCAATCAGCTTGGCAACCGTGTACGGTTTGATGCTGCACAGTCATTGACGACAGCACAGCAAAATCAGGTATTAAGTAATATTAATGCTGAAAAAGCAGGGACTGCGGCAGCGCTGGTTACTGCTATCACACCCGCAAGTATCGGCGCAGCTACATCGGCACAAGGTGATAAAGCTAACACTGCGATTCAGTCTGCTGATTTAGCACCAGTAGCGCTATCCGGCTCATTCTCTGATTTAGTCAATAAATCAAGTCTGTTTAATTTGGTCTACTCAGCTTATGCGCTAGGCAGCAATACAGTGATTTTGGCTACTGACACGTTAGGGCAGATGCTGGGCAAACTGCAAAGTCAAATCAGTGCTAATGCAACAGCTATCAGCGGCAAAGAGCCTGCTGTCACGGCCGGCACGACTGCACAGTATCAGCGCGGTGATAAGTCATGGCGTGATTTTGCAACTGATGTGCGTGCAACAGCGCTGACAGGCTTATCAATGGCAAGCGCTACAGCTATCGTTGCGACTGATAGCGTGCTGTCTGCGCTGGGCAAGCTTCAGGCACAAGTCACAGCAAATAGCACTGCTATCGCTGCCAAGGTTGATGTCGTGCAGCTCACAAAAGCACAGTACGATGCCTTGTCTACCTCTGACAAGAATCTGGCTACTAAACTATACGTGATAGTGGGGTGATTTATGGTTGCACTAGCGGCAAGTGGTGAGAGAAAGTTTGTGCGTTATAAGCAGCAGGACGTTGATGCGGTTTATATCAGGGGTAATAAAATATATGGGAAAAACCTGTGGCAGTTCCCAAATAGTGGAAGCGCTTCTAGTGCGGTATATGGGGAATGGGTAACGGACTATTTGAGTGCTGATAATCAACATCAAATCCAGCGCTATGTAAAACGTGGTACTCAAAATATTCAGTCACTCAAGCAATGGACAGGGTTATCACCAATTAATTTTGTAGACCTCAACAAATCATATTCATTTCAGTGCAAAGTCAAATCATCCCTACAATTTGTAAGGTTATTTGTTTATATCTATGGGCAGACAAATCCAGTTACGGCATTTAAAGTGGGTGTAAACAACACAACATTTACAGATGTACAGCTCGCGAGCCTAGTGCCAAATGGATCAGCCACTAATACCGCTTATCGAGGCGTGGTTTTTCTAGGGTGGTATACTAGCGACTTCAATAATATTACGGATACTGCGTACTTTGAAGGCCATACCATTGAAGTCAAGGAAATGAAATTAGAGGAGGGCGAGCTTAGCCCGTACTCCATTCATTCCAGCCTGCTTTAATCAACTCACCACATGAGCCGAATAAACCAAACATTCGGCTCACACCAAGCCCTGACTAACACTCAGGGCTTTTTTATTGGCTGAAAGGGGAAACCGATGCCAGATAGCAACTACTCAACAGAGCCACCCGCTGCGTCTGCCGCGGCATTAGCCGCAATCAGCGACAAGATTAGCGACATCCGTGAAGAGCAAAAAAAGCTTGCAGAAATACCGGGCATGTTGTCGAAGATGAATATGCAGTTGGAGCAACTCACTAAAGACCACCAGCAAACCCGGCAGGATTTGCACGAAACCCGCAATGGATTTCAAACTGAGCTTGAGAAAATCCATAAAGATGTGGACGACCTGAAAACCAGCAAAACCCGGATCGATACATTAAGCGACTGGTTTAAATGGGGTGGGCTGGCACTGATTGCCATGATCATTTCAGCATGGGTCAATCTATCAACCAAGATGGACGCCACGGCTGCACAGGCTGCAAATAACTCCCAGCGCATTGAAGTAGTTGAGAAAACGCAGGAAGAACGCCGGGGCATTTTAAATGATCTATTAAAGCGGATTAATGACCTGCAACTTGATTTCTACAAACGGGGCATGAGTGATGAAAAGTGAACATACACGCGCATGGCTGGCACTGGTTGTCATTGCCTTGATTGCCCTGCTGGTTGCGGGGCTTTTTTTTATCCAGATTCCAGCCGACAACAAGGACTTGGTGAACATTGCACTGGGCTTTATTGCGGGTTATGCAGCGTCAGTGGTTGGTTATTACTTCGGCGACAGTGATGCCAGCCGGCACAAAACCGAGTTGCTTAACAATCAGGATGTGGCCACAGGCAAGCCCGGTGATCCGGTGCATATTGAAAATGAGGATAAGCCATGAGCAAGGCAGTATTTGACCAACTCCGAACATTAAGCGGTGGTGCGTTATCACAAGAGCAAGTAGATGCCGGCAACCGTATCTTAGGCTTTGCCAATGAATCAGTCGTGCTGCAATTTTTGGGGGCAAACAACGTGCAGAAAATGAAAATCAGTCAGTATGGCACTAACCTGATTAAGCAGTTTGAATCACTGCGCCTGTCAGCTTATGATGATGGTGTCGGGGTATGGACAATTGGATACGGCACTACCAAATACCCCAATGGCCTTAAAGTTAAGCGGGGCGACAAATGCACGCAGCAGCAAGCTGAGCAGTATTTGCAGCATGATCTGGCTGAATTTGTTGATGCAGTTAACGATGCACTGACCACTACTGTTAATCAGAACCAGTTTGATGCCATGGTAAGCCTTGCTTATAACATAGGTGTGACTGCATTTAAGAACAGTACGTTGGTTAAGAAAGTAAATACTGGCGATAAGCTGGCCGCAGCTAACCAGTTTCTGCTTTGGAATAAGGCAGGCGGTAGGGTGCTGCAAGGACTTGTAAATCGACGCAGTAAAGAACGTGCATTGTTTTTGTCATAGCAGGCCGCAAAGATATGCTATAATCACTTCGCTTTCGGATTTCTTGATCCAGCCGCCTTGTGACTGCCTAGGTATCACTTGGAGATTATGTTTAAAGTGTTGCTGCACTCTAAACATATAAAGACCGTCCTTATGGGCGGTTTTTATTGCCCATCACATGAAACCTGATATACTGTACTTCTTAGCTGCTTACATTTCTGGTTCTCCAGTATGTGCCTGTCACGGCGGTTCGAGAATTTGCAAATGGTGTCCAGCCATTCGCTACCAAAAGGGCTTTTTATGTATGTCCAGTACATAAATCTAAGCCCTTTTTTAATGCCTATCAGTTATGCCTATTAGCACTGGAAAGCATTAGCTGAATTGCATTATTGCCAAAACTTCCACCATTTCTTTTCCTTCCTCACAACAAACTCCACTGCATGACCCGGCTTGCCACAATCCGCACTCACACACTCACCCTTGTGATTGACCTGTATCACACCGCATCCCTCGCAGAGTTCCATGACAAGATAGCCTGGCTTGCATAGTCCAGCCATGCCATTTTGCATACGATGGTCTTTAGCACACTGTGCGCAGTATTCAGCCATTGTCAGTTACCGATCCATCAAGCCAATCTGCCCACCACTGCATCATTCCGGCACGTTTGCTTAGATACTTAGCGTGATTATAAGATGCTCTGGTCTGATTGCTACTCACGTGTGCTAGTTGGATTTCAATCCAGTCTTCATTAAATTCGATTTCATTTAGTGTCGTTGATGCAGTAGCTCTAAAGTCATGTGCCGTTACATCTGATAGCTCGATATTCTGAAAAACCCGGTTAATTGTGGCGGGTGATAGCATTTTTTCAGGATTATAGGGGGAAGGGAATATATACTCTGTCATTCCGCTAATCTTGCGCTGGGCTTCAAGTATTTTTAATGCCTGCGTGGATAATGGGACGATATGCGTCCTATTCTTTTTCATCAACCGCTTACCATCTTTTAGCTGCTCACGGCTCGCCATGGGAAGTGTTAATGTTTGATTCTCAAAGTCTACATGCTCCCAGCGTGCGCGCCTGATCTCAATAGTCCGCAGCATGGTATAGAATAGTAAATTAACAGCATTCTTAACGGTTTGGGTGCCACCATAGGCAATGAGTTTATTCTTTAGTTCCCTGATTTCGGTTTTATCAAGTGGCCGGGCATGATTAATTGGCGGTTTCTCAACAATATCCCTGACTGCATAAGTCGGATCATTATCAGCGCGCAGGGTGGCAATGGCATAGCGCATTACGCCACCAATGATCTGCCTATTGTTAATAGCTGTAGTTTCTCCTGTGCCATAATTCCTCTGACTTGTAACCCGCTTAATAGTATTCTTGATAATTACCAGCACATCGTGACTACTTACATCCCTTGCAATTTTATCCCCAATAGCCGGGTAAATGTCTTTATTAAGGCTGACAATAATACCGTCCCTATATCGCTTTGATTTGTGTTGCAACTTGGTGGCAATCCATTCTTCAGCAATCACCTTAAACGTATTCTTTCCCTCGTTCTGTTTTTTTAGTTTTTCATCGCGCCGATGTTTAACTGGATTAATACCTTCAGCCACCAGTTTACGCATTTCTGCATGTAGCTCCCTTGCCCTGGATAAACCAATTAAAGGGTACTCCCCTAGGCTCATTGATGATTCTTTCTCATCAAGCACAAACTTGTAGCGCCACAGCTTTGAGCCATTAGGCTTTACTTCAATATAAAGCCTATCCGCATCCAGCAGGCGGTACAT